GAACTTGCGCCAACACCCAAATTTGTCCCATCAAACGTCAACGCACTCCCACTCGTCGCCACCTTGCTGCCGTTCAGATACAGCACGCCGTTGGCGGTGCCGCCGGAGAGGACCGGGTTGGCCGTGAAAGACACGACGCCGGTGGAGTCTGCAATGCTCGCGGCCGCCGTGCCATCCTTCGCCTTGATGTTCGTCACTTCAAGGTTGGTTAGATCAAGCGTCGTCGCGTTAAGCGTTCCGGTAGTAATTTTTGTATTTGTAAAACTATCCAAAACTCGAGTAATAGCACCATTGGTTGAGCCAGCGCCATCAGAGTAAATGATCGCGCTTTCACCATTAGGAACAGTTACCGTGGCCCCTGCGCTACCTTGCTTAAAGGTAAGGGACTGCCCGCCTGTCGTTGCGTTAATGACTACCCAAGTTTTTTGCAGATCATCTGGAGCAAACGTACAGGTACGGGTTGCCGTGAGCGTGGTCGAGGTAAATTTAATAACAGCATGTCTTGCATCACTGGAGGTGCCATCGGATACCGTAAGCGTAAAATTAGCATCGCTTGAAATGTTGTACGTGACGGCACCGGCAATAGCCTCATCTAAAACATCCGAAAAGTTCGTGTTTGTGCTAGTACCCCAGGTGCCACTTTCGTCACCCGTAGTAATCAGCTTAATGCCAATGTTGCTATAAGTTGCCATTCAATTACCCCTACGCAGCAATCTGCGTCCAATTAGGCGATTGTGTGGTTGAGATATTACCCCAAGTCGCCGTTTGTGAAGTGCCGATATTTTGCCAGTTTGGACTCTGGGTTGTATCAACCAGAGTCCATATTAAATACTCGCCAATTAATCCTTGAGCCTGAACACCTGTAACCGATACAACGGATTTTCCAGTAACCGTTACATTGCCAAGTTGGGCTGTCCCAGAAACCCCCGTAACAGGGACGGTCATGCCTAGGGCTACAAAAACAGTCCCCAGGGCAGATGTTCCAGAAACTCCAGTGACATCTAGGATTTGATCGGTTTGCACAGAAACTGTGCCTACCGCTCCAATTCCCGTTACCGTCGTGACCGACACAACGGCTTTAGCAACAATAACTACAGTGCCTACGGAACTAGATGCGGAAACCCCGGTAACATCGACAACTTGATCTGTAAATACATCAACTGTGCCAAGTTGACCAGTGGCTTCATTGCCTACGGCTGAGACATTAGCCGCTGCATTAGTAACAACTGTCCCAGTTTGCCCTGTCGCGCTAACCCCTGTTACCGGGACAATAGCTTTTGCATTAACGGTAACAGTTCCAATAAATCCTGTAGCTTCATTGCCTGTTACTGAAACAACCGCTTTTGCAACAATGACAACAGTGCCAGTTTGTCCGGTTGCTTCAACGCCTGTTGGGTAGACATTGGCATTACCAATAACAAACTCATCACCTAGCGCAGCAAGAACTGCTTCACCGGTTACCCCGGTAACGGCAGTCGCGTTGACTCCTACCGTGCCAACCGCGCCGGTGGCCTGTATGTTGGAGCCAGTTCCCTCGCCCCAGGGTTGTTCACCCCAGCCTACGCCGGAGGCACCCCAACCCTCAAATGCAACAATAGCGTCGGCCACGGACGCTACCTAATTAAGCGATTCGGATGATCGCGTTAGAAGCGTCAGCAGCCGGGAACTGGATAGTGAAGTCACCAGCGGTCGATGTCTTATCACCGCCAAATGCCAACACAGCAACTGCTTTGTTACTCTGGGTATTGTTGTAGATCAATGCACCATTGGCAGTGATCGTTGCAGCACTCCATGTCGTGTCGGAAAAGTCCAGAAACGCCGTCGTGCCTGTCGAGGTCGGAACCTGGGAGACGGTCAACGTATTTCCGCCTGCAGAGTATCCCGTTCCAGATACTTCATTCGTTACGCTATATGCCGTCGTCGATGCGCCAAGGCTTGCCGAAGAAGTATATAGGGCAATCTTGAAAGTGTCGGCGGTTGTAGAGCCTCGAATCACCGAAGTTCCAAACGCATGAATGCCATTAAGAATCTCGACCTTAAAGCTGGTCGCCATCGCTTGTGTAATCGCCATTACAAGTCTCCTATGATCTTTGCTAAATCACTATGCCCTTGCATGGTGAGCTTTGCACAGATCGTGGTTCGCTCGGATCTCTGGGCCTCACGCAAGTATTTAATTAACACCACCCTAATATTATCTTTGTAGGTTTTTGCCTGCTCGATAATGGCAGGATGGCTCCCTTCACCAACATAAATAATTTTATCCAAGGCTCTTTCTGCAATCTCTTCAGGAGAAAAGCCTCGGTTTTCAGTAGTAAACACATTGACAGGGCCAATGCTCATGCCGCCGCTAAATCCACTCATCCTACGGGTATCCTAGCTTGACCAGAACGATATGCATCCTGCCTCTCAAGACCATCTCCTAGGCGCTTGGCAAGAAGGATGGCTTCTTTGTACTTGTTCTCATATTGAGTCATTAAGTCTGGATCACCCTTAAGATAAGTGTAAGCCTCGACCAAAGAGCCATACAAAAGAACGCTATCCAAATTATCTCCAAGCCAACTTGTTCCGTTATCAACAATAGAAGCAGGATAGAAAAAATAATGCAGTTCTACGCTGTAGTTTGAGTTCGGCGTTGGTCCAAGAATAAAAGTAAGTTCCGTCGCCTGATCTGAGCGTGGGCCAAACAATGCGTAATAGGCGGGAAGCCCCGTGTCAGTAGGCGACGGATAAGATTCGCGGATGAAATTTACATCCTTGTTAAGCAAGTATTCATAGCTGCCATCAGCCTTAATAACAGCCAATGAATACACCGACAAAAAATCATCTGGGCAAGCAAGATACTTGTTTCCAGAAGTTGTCGTGCCTGTGACGTTCTTACGCAAAGATGGAAACTGGATCATGTTATAGATCCGTTGCTCCGCTTGCTTAACAAACGTCGGGATGTTTGCCACAAATGACGTTTCCGTCGATTGGCAGTAATCCTGAATGGCTTGACTTAACTGCGAATAGTTCATTTTACTCTCAAGTTGTCGCCACTGTCACAGAGCCTACATAGCCTGTAGCCACCAAATCATTAGGCGTTAATCCATTATCCCATGCCCTTGCGCCACCCACCGGGTTCCATCCCCACTGGATCATTCTACTTCCTCCTGCGCCATTAGCACCCACGAAGTAATAGGTGTTATCAGGTCTAGGATTGCGAACTGCTTGAGGGTCCTCTATGGGATACATCCCCAACTGCAATTGAGGTTGATCTGGGTCCCAGCACTCTTCACATACCAAGAGATTGACATTCTTGGTCTTAATTACTTCTTCTTGCAACTCGCTGAGTTTGTATTCAAATCCACAGCGATCGCACATCGCAATCGAATGTCTACCGGAAGCAAAAGGTACCGGCATGTTTTAACTCGTCAAGAAAGATTGCCTTGGAACAAACCTCACTGCAGATCTATCTCGATCCTCCTCTGCAGCCAAAGCCCAGGCCTCGTCATACATTCCTTTAAGCATAGGAATTCTGGCCTCAGCGCCTGGAATCTTTAAGGACATGTAATACGCCAATCCAGCAACAAGGCATGGCAAGAAACGAAAAGGGATGTCTTGCGTATTTACGCCATTACCCGCATCTAACATCCTGCGCAGTCGCCAATAAACAAGGGTGTAAGTTTGGCTGCTATCTGGAACAGGCCATACCGTAAATGTTGGATATTGAACAACGCTGGTTGCGCTGGTTGCCCCAGATTTACGATCGATATAAATCTGGATTGGCCTGCCCTGAACAGTCTTGTTTGGAATAGAGGCGTAAGTGCTTACAGAAATTCTGCTGATATCAATGTCTGTTTGATTAGACCCTGTTCCTGTGCGGATGACATGCTCAATCAAATCTACTGTATCAACAGGAATATTGTAAGTTGCTGTTCCAGAAGTAAGGACTTGCGATCCTTGCTCAACTGTCCAAAGGTTGACACCGCGATTTGCCCATTCTGCAAAAAGCAGATTCAGACTACGCCTTGCTGTGCGAAGGTCATAGCCTGATCGAAGTTCTGCCCCACAACGCTCAAATGCCTCTTCTACAATGGCATTGAGATCTAGGTTAAATGTTGCAGTCGCGGTGGTTGCCATTATTTATTCTTCGGTTTGCTATCTATTAGTAGCTCTTTTCTTTCATCTTTTTCTTAACAGATTTACCCTTCTTATATCCAGAAACCATCTTTCCGCCCATTTTGCGGTCAACGATTTCAACTGGACCTTTGCGGCCTTTTTTGGTCACCGCTCCCATTCCTCGACATTGCATCATTTTATGATCTCCTATTAAGGTCTGCCGTAAAACTTTCTACGGCCCTCTCTCATCTTTTTATCCATCTCGGCGTATTCCACTTCTCTCATGGCCTGACGCTCTTTTTCAGAGTATTTTGGCGCGCTTTCAATTTCTCTTGCGGCATTACGCATAAATGCCCCAGGAACGCGAGGATCTTCCATGCCACTACCAAATCGGCGGTTTACGGAATCTTTATACATTACAATACTTTCACCGCCATACTTCCTTTGCATGGCTCCACGGGCTTCCGACAAGGCAATCGCAACAGCTTGATCTCGGCTTTTGACCTTTTGGCCAGAGCCAGACTTCAACTTGCCACGCTTGAATTCACCCATAACCTTTTCAATTTTCTTCTTCGCTTTAGGCGATGAAGGTGCCTTCATAATTTGCTCTTTCATATTCGCCCTATTCATATAAATTTACTTTTTACGAAATCGAGAGCCGCCTGGAGGCGCTGCTTTACTGCCTCCAGGGCCTGCCCAAAGGACTTTCCTTGCCCAGTAATTTGCGGAGAAAGGATCACTGGCGGTTTTACGACCCCCTTTCCCTTTGATCCCCGCGCTGCGCGCAAGATAGTTTTTACGCGCTTCCGGCGAGTAGTTGTGGCCATATCCCCTCCGTCCAAATCGGACAAGTTTTACCTTATCCCCCTTTTTAGCAAGCACTACCTTCTTATGTACATCGCCAGATGGTGCATCCTTTGGCTTGTTAAATCCAGAGAATTTCTCACCGCGATACTCAACTCCACCAGAAGGAAGTCGTTTTACGCCTTTTATCATACTTGCGTGTACTTCTTAGTCATATACAGAACAATCGTATAACGATCCCCGGCAGTCGCTCCAATGGTTGTAAATTGAATGTCTCCAGTTTTACCGGCACCAGAGTTATTCCAAATACCACCAAAGTCATCAAGCATAAACTCGTAAGCCTGATTAGCAGCAAGGGTAATAGCGGGTACGTCTGTAGTTGCATCCCAAAGAATGTCAACTCCCATACCCTCGGTCGAAGCATAAATCCTGAGAATACTTACCCCAGAGCAAACTTTTCCCGCTGGGGCGGAAAGCGCCGAAACATCAACCTTGGTTACCGCAGATTCGCCGGTTCCATCACTGATGTTTGTAAATTTCATGACCACAACGCGATCTTGGTCAATCAGCGTCTGGCTGGTTACTGCATCTGCCATGCTTATCTCCGAGAATTAGCGGGAGGAACCCCTCCCGCATTCTATTAGTTAATGATTTAAGTTAGGCAATAGTAACGCCATTGGAGCCTACGATCGCCCAACCAGCAGACGTATAAATCAGCATGGCGCTATCACCCGCCGCAGTAAACGTAATAGTGCTGAAGCCAATCTTGGTCGTTGGTGTTAGAACGGCGCTACCGCCATCTACCACATGAACAATGATTTTTACTTCACCTACCGACCCATTTGCCAAAGTTAGCGCCTGAGCCGCGCCTGTCGTGGTAAGCGATGTGAATGTATTAAGGACATCTACTGCACCAGCACCAGAAAGTGATTGAGTGCTAAGAACGACGTCTTTTGCAAAAGAAGAATTAACAGTTACAGCGCCTGTGCTGCTATTGACAGAAATGCTCTGAAAGCCATTTTCTGATCTAACCGGA